GGGAGAACTGGAAAGATTTGAGCCGCGCCAGAGAACAGGCGGCACTGTATGGGAAGTTCGTCTTCTCCAACGGTGTCGTCTGCAAGAAGACGCGGCCATGCATCCAGCCCTCCGGAAGGTACACCACCATCTCAAGCAATTGCAAGCTGGTCATCCTCCTTCGAGAACTCTACGACATTGAGAAGGGGGTGCCGATTCGGCCCGACACGATCGTGGCCATGGGTGATGACACCGTCCAGGATGGAATTGAGGATGCTGATGACTTTGTCTCGCACCTCCAGATACGCTACGGCGTGCAGCTGACAATCGAAAGCGAACCAGGGGAATTCGCCGAGCAGAATTTTTGCTCGAAGAAATTCGTGAGGCTGCCATCGGGAGTTCATGTCCCGGTCCCGCTCAATTGGGACAAAAACATGTACGAGCTCAGTCACGTGGAGAGTAAGGTGTGCAAGAACGCCGAAAACCTCCGCGCCAATCGTGCCGGCGCACTGAGATCTCTATGCTGTGAGTATGCGTTCCATCCCAACTTCCATCTCCTGCATGAAAAGCTGGCCCAGCAAGCGCCGGGCAGCTTCAGGTCTGCTGACTACTTCAAGGAAAGTCTGACTGGCTTCGAGTAAGCTGATGACTCAGCTTGGTTCGGCTGAAAAGAACAGATCTGCCTCACATGGGGCATTCCAAGAAGAAGAAAGCGGGGTCAGTGAAGAAGGCTGCGAAAGCAGCCGCTGAGCGGGCCCTGCGCAAGCAGGTCACAATCAAGGGACACGGCGACTACAGGCCAACTTCCTTCCAGCGGGTTCGCGGGAAGGGAGATTACTTCGGGGACGTCCTCGGAGGGCTTGGGCAGAAGCTGGGGAACTGGGCCCAAGGCAAGTTTCGGACCCTCACGGGTATGGGGGACTACAAGACCAAGGGCCCCAATAAGAATTCTCTCGTCAAGATGGTGCAGCGTGCTGCGCAGACAGACGCGGAGAACAAGTCGAACGGTCCCTCACAGAACCCGTTCGAGATGGGAGCGATGGGAGTGAAATTCTCGGGGAAGGCCCCGCGAATTCAGCACCGCGAGTATATCTGCCCGATTTTGGCCCCGTCCAATCCGGCAGACTTTAACACGCAGGTGTTCCCCATCCAGCCTGGACTCAGTGGAGTGAATTCAGTGATGCCCTGGGGCGGGACCGTGTTCCGCAACTTCTTGGAGTATGAGCTCCACGGAGGCGTGTTCGAGTTTGTTTCGTGCAGCTCGAACTTCTCCGCGAGTTCTGCTCTTGGTACGGTGTCGATGAGTACGCTCTACGACGCGTCAGAGCCCACACTTGACTCCCTTCTGGCGGTGAACAACAACGAGTACACAACAATGGCGCCACCAAGCGCCTCGTTTTACCACCCGTTGGAGTGCGCCCCGAAGGACCAACCGGTCGGAGTGCGCTTCGTGCGTTCAGGCAACGTGCCTGCGGGGTCAGACTCGCGTTTCGATGATTTCGGAAGGTTTCAGATCACCACTTCTGGGTTGTCAGCTCCTGCTGGCACCAAGCTTGGAGACTTGTACTTCTCGTATGACATCGAGGTGATGAAGGCCATTATGCCTGACCTCCACGTCGGGACCACCGCGCAGGTGACCACCGGTCTTCAAACAACCATGGATATCCTGTGGGACACAACGTTCCCTGACCCTGAGAATTCGCTACCAGTGAAGATCTCCAGGGTCACAGGCGGTGCTGCGACGACGGCGGAAGTCAAGGTGACGATGCCCTCCGACTATAATGGCAACTATCTCGCGATTCTTGCCTATGTGGCCGATGGGGCCTCCAACTTTGGAAGCACCGCGACCTCTGCAATCCAAGCCCCAACCTTCGGGCCTGATATCACGAATCTGGGACTGATGATCTCGAACTCGACGACGCTGCCTTCCTCGCTGGGAGTTTCTAACTCCCTGTCGGGGTTCGCTGGCAACTCGATGGTCATGATCTGGTCCTTCTCTTCGGTCGCCAAGAAGGAGTCGGACAACTGGTTCCGATGGAAGACGACGGTCTCAGCCAACCCGGCAACGGGAGTGCGCGGGCTGTTGTTCATCCTCCCTTTGGACAACGACATCACCGACGCGTTCGGGCTGTTTAACAAGCTGAAGCGCGCAAACCCGAATGCGGCCAAGATGGCTAGCATCATTGCGCAGCTTGAGACTTGCCGTCCCAACCCCGCGCCGACCAGCGCTGCCTCCTCTAGTGCCCTCCCTGTGCGTGAGCTCTCGAACCTTGATTGGAACGGGAGCGAACTTGGGGAGGAGAAGAAGGAGGATGAAGAGCTCGAGAAGAGCGTGCACATCGACAGGAAAACACTGGAAACGCTACTGTCCACTCACGTGGGCAGCGGCGCCCGGTATCCCCGTTGATTGCCCGTGAACCCCCGAGCCCGGCTTATCAAAACCAGAGCCGTGTGAGACGTTTGTCTCGCTGAATCTGGGTATTTCCCCAAGCGGGCTCCTAGCGAGCTGCAGCCGGTGGGCAACTCTTAGCCTATTTTAAAGGAGAAGCTGAGCCCCCGCCATCGCCTGGCGGGCTATAAGTAAC